GCCAGAAGACACAACGGCGACCTTGAACAGGGCCATGGGGTCATCCACAACATACGCATAAGCGAGGTTGGTAGCAGTGCTGATCAAAGCAGGCAGATACTGACCTTGAACGGTTTGGCCGCTCGAGTTCACATATTGACCGCCGACACAGACGCCGACAATTGCACCAGAGTTGGTGGTGGAGGAAACAACCAGATAACCGGTGCTGTCAATCGCTACCGTGTCGCCAAAAAAGACGGCGGTAGCAAAGGCGGCTGCAACGGGAATCTGTCGGATAGCACCAGCGTATGGCATGCCGTCAATGCGATTGACAGGCTTTAGACCATATGGTGCGGAGACAGTGGGGTAAGCCATTGAAAAGACTCCTGAAAGTTAAGAACCAGAACCGAAAGCTCGTCCCTTGGTCACTGTTGAGCGGCGCTCATTAAACAGCGGCATGCGGGAATCACTCTCGCGCATATAGGTGTTATCTACCGAAGTCATCTGTGAATCAGCAATCTTTTGGAAGTGCTCATTACGTTGACCGATAAACTCCACCGGAGTTTTACACAGGATGAGCCCACCCACTTCAATCGCATCCTTATACCGGCTGTTGGGCTCAGCAAAGACTTGCGCTTCGGGGTGGTCAGAGGCCTTCACAGGCTCCCATCCTTCACGGAATTTTGAGGTCACATTTCTGGCATCGGGAGCACCCATCATGCTGGTGCGAATCCAGCGGAACGCATACCCCGGCTCTTCGTCAACTTCGGGTAGAAGTTGAGCAGGTGCCCATTTGGTTACTGGGCGCACTTCACGAGCGCGGGATTCGAGTTCACGATTAAGTTTGTTCTGTTCTGCCATGATTATTTCCTCATTTCTTCCGCAACTTTACGGGCATAAAGTTCCAAAGGGACATTAAGCCGTTTGGCGATTTCGACCTGCGATTTGGTAAGTACGACCTTTCGGGGCGCAGTACTCCGCGTTGCTGGGGCGACGACGTTCGATTTCTGGCGCTGAGGTGACGCATCAGCGGATTTCTCAGACTCAAACTGATCTGGAAACCTGGACCGCATCTCTTCGTCTATGCGGCGAAAATAATCGTCGCTAGCTGGAGAAACACGTTCATCTTGTACCAAGTCCTCGTGTAAGGCAATCGCATAAGCCGTCATTTTACGGTTAGTGCCAAACCAAGGATTGGAATCCCGCCAATCATCTGCGCGTGGATCGCTGCGCTGCTCGGGGGGAGATTTAGGCGTTTGTACCTCAACTGACTCGTTTTGTAAAGGGGCTGGCTTAAAATTATTTACGCGCTCCGCTTTTATCTTGACGGCGGTCATTTCCTCCTGGGCGTTGGCCAGAGCCTCCGAGTCCCCAGCCTCATAGGCTTCCCGGTACCGGCGCTTGGCTTGCTCCAAGTCGTTGGCTACAACCTTTTTGGCCTGCTCCAGCAAAGCCGTTTGCCCCTGAGACAAAGAGCCCTTGAGCTTCTTGTTCTCTTCAACAAGTGCTTGGGCCATCCGGACAGCTTCTTCCCGCTCACGCAGGGCTGAATCCTTGGCACGGCGCTCCTCATGGTAGCCCTTGGTGAAGTGCTGGATACGTTTTTTAACACTTTCATCGTATTTATCAAGCTCTTCGTCGGTCATATCCTTTGGCGCTTCGGCCATAGGCTTACGATTGCGATCCGCCGGAGGGGTATCGTCGATGATCTCTATCTCAGCCTCATCTTTGGCCGAAGCCTTTGGAGAGTCCAATTCCTTGGTGGCCTTGGACTCCGCTTGTTCCTTTTCATCAGGGAACTCAAATGTGGTTTTTTCAAATTCAGGCATGAGTTACTCCTTATGCGCGGGAAATGCCACGGGGGTCTTGAACCACAGCTTCAACCGAGTCATCGTTGATGATCCGGAATTCTTTGCCGTGAATTTTGATCCGTGTACCAGTGTTGGGTCGAACCAACACAAAGTCCCCTGCTTTACAAGACGCACCGCTGGGAAAGCGTTTTTCGTCTTTATACGCGTCAGGGCCCACTTTGACTACATACAGCACGGGGGAGAGAACCTCCTCGTAGTGCATCGTCTGGCCAGCTTTTACTAAGCCGCTTTCATAAGCCTCATCAATATCAGGGAGAACACACAGTAAGTGGAACGTAGCTGGGTCCGGCACTTGTTTTGCCTTCTCCTCTGCTGGCGCGTTCAAAATACCCGACAGGTCTACTGCCTCAACGTCAAATTCAGTCATCGTCATTTTCCTTTAGTCTACGCACGAGGTCGCCTATTTCTGACTGTGCGGTCAGGAGACCTCGGATAGTCCCGCACAGTTCTCTGTAGTGATCGTAGGACGAAGCCCCGCCATCACTCAAAACTTCGATGAGTCCAACTTTGCGCTCTTCCAATTTGGAATTCAGCAGCTCCAATACGTGGTTGTCCATTACTCTCCTTTATTCCCAGACTTGGGTTGATTGCGCATCAACTCCGCTTTTATTCTTGCTTGCTCTTGTGCATGGGTGAGCTTCTGGTTGTGCACCTGCCCACCATGCGCCATCTGTTGCGCGTGCATCTGTTGTGCCTGCGCCATGCCCTGCTGTTGCTTCTGCGCGTCAAGCTGTTGAGCCTGCTGCGCCTGCGCCATCTCCATGGCGTGACGTTGGCTCTGCATCTCCATCTCTTGGCGGTGTTGCTCGGCCAGCATTACTGGGTCCGGGTTCTGCCCGCCCTGGGCTTGCGCCTTAAGCTCGATCTCAGCTTGCTTGAGCAACAAGTCGCCCGCAACCTTTTTGGCTTTAGTGTCAGCTTCCTGCTTCTTGATCTGCAACTCAGCCTGCTGCATCTGGACGATCGGGTCTTGCGCAGCTTGCTGGGCTTGTTGTTGCTGGGCCTGCGCTTTGCTCTGGGCCAACACTTGCTGTGCGGCCTGGGCCACCAGTCGTGACAACTGCACCTCCAACTCTTTGGGGATTTCTTCGTTGGGTGCGGGCATCTCGACGCCAAGTTGCTGCTCAACCTTGCTGCGGTAGGCGAACGCCAAGTGCTCACTGATGTGGGCCATGATCTCACTCTGCATCTTCTGCGCTTGTGGGTTTTGGCCAATCTGCGCCATGATCAGCGGGTCCTGCATCATGGCTGTGTGCACAGCGATGTGAGCATCGTGGTCCTGGTATATAAACGCCTTGGTGGGGTCGCCATTGAGGAACGCCATGTTCTCTGACACAGGGTCCCGTGGCTTCATGTCCTCGGCCATGGGCACTAGCTTCTCGCCGTTCTTGATGCCCAACACCTCAATCATCTGGCGGTGCAGGTAAGGCAAGTCGTAAATCTGCGGAGCCCCTTGAGCCATCTGCATGACAGCTTGGTACTGCATGATCCTCTGGGCCATCGTGCTGCTGTTGGGGTCCGACACAGGGATCACGTCCACCATGTCGTAGTCCGACTGCTTGACTTGACGGTCGCCGCTGGCGGGGTCGTACTCGTAGTCTTCCGGCGCGTAGTCGCGGATGATGTCTTTGAGGAGCTTGAACTCCTCCTTCATGCTGTAGTGCACCCGCGCCTGTACAGCCGACATCACTTTAAGCTGCCGCTCCAGCAACGCCAACGTGGTACCCACCGGAGCATTAGCGCTCATGTCGCTGACGTTCATGTCCGCGATAGAGCCCAGACGGCGACCCTCGTCGGTGATTTTCTCCAACAGCCCGGCCAGCACTTGGCTTGGCTCTTTGTACGGCAGGGCCATGATGTTGTCTTTGATGCTGCCGCTTGGCACGTCCACATCGCGGAACTCTCCCGGGGCGATGGGCGTGTCGTCGCCCTTGACCCGCAACCCTCTGGCCTTCAACCCGCCGGGCAGGTTACTGAGTGTGCCCGCATCGACCAACTGACGGATGAGCATGGTGCCCGCTCGTGCGTACCCGCCAATCAAATGGATCAGCCCCAAGCCGTAGGAACCACTTCCTGGTATGTACGTGTACTGTACGAAGTGCTGGCGCTTTAAGCGGCGCTCATCTTCCGGGTCCCAGTTGCGTCGGATAGCCAGAACTTCCTGGGTGCTGCGGTCAATGGTGATGACATAAGGCAGTGCAATCCCATCGTCGTCCTCGTAGCCCGGCAGATCGTAGTCAACGTGGACTTCATAAAGCTGGTAGCGCTCGTCATCAGTAAGGGAATACCCTTGGTCTTCAGCTTTTTTCTTCTCAATGTCGGTGTGGATTGTGGTGGGTTCGCCCAAATCCACATCCCGATAAAACCCACTGACTTGAAGCTTCTTGACCTCGTTCTTGGTCTTGCGCATGGTGTGCGTTAGCCGCTCTGCGGTGCGGGCGCTCGACGCGGCATACGGCAGGATGATGTCCTCAGCCGGAATAAAGATTGCCACTTGGCGGCGCATCGCCGGGTCGTAGTACACCTTTTTAAATGCCGCTCCGGCCAACCCCAGGGAGTACAGCAACCGCTCATGCTCAGGACGGTACTCAGGCATTTCCTCGGTCAACTGGTAGTTCATGTCCTCACGAACTCGCTCCGCTGCCTCAGTTTTGTAGCGGTCAATGGCACCGATGATCTCCGTCTTCACGGGCCCGGCGGATGGGAATGTCTCAATGATGGTCTCTGACTGGAACCGAATCGCCGCCTCAGTCAGCACTGTGGAGTACACCCCGCATGCGCCGTTCCACGGTTCGGTGCGCTCCTCGTACTTCATGCCCAGCACTTCAAGGCCCTTGACGTACATGTCCACCCAGTCTTTGCGGCTGTTGATGTCGGCGTCAACCAACTCCAACAGATCACTCGCTACTGTTTGCAGTGAGCCCTCATCCATCTCCTCGGCCAAGTTGGCATCAAAGGCCTCGCTCTTGTCCGAGTCCGGCATCAGAGTAATCTCCATGCTGCCGTCGCTTAGCGTTACTGACTCGGGGTCCTCAATGTCGATCTCCAGTGCCTCGTCGTCGGTGCCCATTGAATCAAGCCCCAGGGGGGCGGCGTATAAACCTTTTTCCATTTCTGATCCTTAGTAGTACGCAGGCCGACGGGCCCGGTAGAAGGGTTCATTATCCTCGTGGTCGGTCTGCAACCGCAATAGCCCGCCTTTTCTAATACGCATCAGGGCCAGTGTCATTGCATCAACCTCGTCGTCGTTTTCGCCCGCTGGGAAAGCCAGGATTTCCTCAACAGTTGACGCCGCCCAAGAAGTCTCAGGAAACCATACCTGACCAGAGGCAAACATGTCTGCCACAGCATTGAGCCGCGCAATCTTGTCTTGTCCCTTGCCGGGGCTGAAGTCCTGCACAAATATACCCGAGCGGCGCATTTCGTCAATGAGCGGTTGGCCAGACGCTTTGGCCTCCACGATAACGCTATCAGGTTCCCAGTTTTTAAACTGCTCGTGGGCCATGACTTTGAGTTCAGGGAACTCGTACTTGCCCTTGACCCGGTTAAGCAAAATTACGTTGTCAACATCTTCCTCGCTCCTCCACACGCCCCATGTATGACACACAGAGAAGTCTGACCGCTGCTTGGTGGTGAGCGCCGTATCGTAGGACTGCACGATGAAATCAACCGCAGGTGGGTCATCCTTTGTCCACCACTTGATCCACTCTCGCTTGATGATGGCTGCTTCCGACGCCGTGGGGTTTTGCTGGTACTGAGCAAACCATTGCCACATGATGTGGTGCATCGACGCCCGGGTTTGTTGCAGCGCCTCGAGCGTCCACTGCTCTGGCCAAATAGATTTCTCGTTGTCGGTGTTCTCATTGAGGATGGCAGGGAACTCAAACGTCTCGTATTTGTCCCCGCCTTCGTTCATGGCCGAGTCTTTTACCAACCGCCCAATCAAGTCCCGCTGGTGCCAGCGCGTGTGCAGCACGCAAATCTTCCCGTCCGGCATCAGACGAGTGCGCAAGCCCGCAGAGAACCACTCATATGTGGAGTCCAGTGATGAGGTATTGCCCGCCTTGATGTCTTGCTCTGACAACGGATCGTCGGCAATGATTAAGTGCGCCCCGCGACCGGCCAACGCGCCGCCCACACCGATTGCAAAGTACTCTCCGCCCTTTGTGGTGTTCCATTGGGCCGCTGCTTTGGCATCTGCGGCGATCGCAGTGTTGGGAAATATGGCCTTGTACTCAGGCGTATTGATGAGATTTCGCACTTTTCTGGCCATTACAACAGCCAAGTCCGCCGTGTGGGAGGCCACAATTACCTTGTGATCGGGGTGCAAACCGAGGTACCAAGCCGGGTAGTAGATGGAAATCATCTGCGATTTGCCCATCCTGGGGGCCATTGACACCGCAATGCGGTTTTTGATGTTCTTCTCCACGTCCATCAGCAGGTTTCCCAGCCGTTTTAAGTGGACTCCGAACTTATATGTGGGGTCCATGGCCGCAATAAACGCCAAAAAGTCCAGTTGACACATGTCAATACGTTTGCGGCCCTGCAATTCGTCCATCAAAGCCAGCAATTCCGCTGCTTCTGCCGACGGCAGGCTCTTCACGATGCGATTTACGCGCTCTGGGGTCAGAACATCGTCGGTAATCACTCGCCAAGCACCTCAGAAACGTCCATTTTGGGCCGGTCGGACAACTTATCGGGGTTGGACACCTCGAAAACGTCGCCTTCGATGACTTTGGTAAGCCTTTCCCGCAGCATTTGCTCCAATTCCTCGGTGGGACGGTGCCGCATGGTGATTTCTGTCTTGTCTGTGAACAACCCGACGTCTGAAATCTTACCCAGGAGCTCCAGTGACTTGATCCTGATGCGTGGGTCTTGGTTGTCGGACTCCAAAATCAGCTTGTTTGTGACGTAGGTACGCAGTTGTGCAGCACTTTTGACCACGGTGCGATCGTATTCATTGAGTAATGCAGCCACATGCACGATTACCCCGGGGCTGGACAGATCTGTGTCCGTGGCTCCCTGCTCCCCAGCAAAAATTGCCCGGCTCACCCGGCGATCTTCTTCTGTTGGCTCCGGCAGGTAGTCCAAATCTTCCAGCGCCGCAACGGCGGAAGCTACCCGGTCCCTCAAGTCTTGGAAGGTGGGTGCATAGTCTGCAAGTGGTACGTCGTAATCGATGACCGGTGTGTACATGGCGGGGTGCGCAGCCGTTGTGTTGCAATGAGTATAGTGTAATTTTTCACAGGTGTGTTTTATTTTTGGGGTGGGGGGGTTTCCCTTGGAAGGGGGGTACGTAACGATCCCCAAGGTCTGCGGTTTTGCGCCTGTTGTTGGGTTGTGGCCCACCTGCAATTGTCTGGGGTGTAGTTCTTTTCGTTGTCTATGCGGTCAATAGAGTGGCCGGTAGGTTTGGGTCCCATATCCTCAAAAAAGCACAGCCAGCCTGTTTTGCCATCTTCCCCATACCGCCACCGATTGCAAACACTTACTTCTCGCCCCCCGTACCGTATATACGACGGGTAGGTTTCGTTGTAGCACCGGCCCATCATGGCTTGATATGATTTTTTGGTATACATTCGGCGTTCTTCGTCAGCAGTGCGGACAAGAGTTTCCCGAAACTCTACGCGGTAGCAGCCACAAGATTGTGTATTTCCACTACGTAACTTATCACCCAAGACAACGGTTGTGTTTCCGCAGTCGCAAAGGCAGGCCCAGCGTTTATTGTAATTTTTGTCTTTGCTGTGTAGCTGTTGTACTACCAAGCGGCCAAATCGTTTGTTTTCCATGGGACCCCCACTAATGACTACGGTATGGTGGGGATTATGCCTGTTAATAGTAGCGAATGCAACACTCAGCGTAAGCGGACGGGCGGAGTCCCAAAGCCATAAGTGGG